TTTGAGTAATGCTGATTTGAGTGATGCTGATTTGAGTAATGCCAATTTGAGTAATGCCAATTTGCGTAATGCCAATTTGAGTAATGCTGATTTGAGTGATGCTGATTTGAGAGTTTTGCAAACCAACATTTATACATGCTGGATACAGAAAGAACATATCAGGATAGGATGTCAATACCATCAATACGAACAATGGATTAACTTTGATGATAAGGAAATATCAAAAATGGATAGTGGAGCTTTAGATTGGTGGAAAACATGGAAGCCAATTATTATGCAAATACATGCAACATTGTAAAACGAGGTAACACAATGATTAACTTAAGCGAAATTAAAGCAAAGCGGGACATTAAACCGCCGCGCATCATCCTGTATGGTACGCCTAAAATTGGTAAAACAACATTCTGCGCTAACATCAAGAATGCATTGTTTTTAGACTTTGAGGATGGTTCTAGTAATTTGGATGTAGCACGTGTCAAGCGTGAACAGCTAGAAACATATGACGATGTCATCAATACGCTCAATGCTCTGGCAACACAAGAGCATGAGTTCAAGGCACTGGTGATTGATTCAGCAACAAAACTAGAAGAGATTTTTCAAAAACAAACAGGAAAAGAACACGGTAAAGAGTTTTCCAAAATTGGATTCCGCCGTGGTGAAGTGCGCGTAGCTTCTTTGTGGGGTGATTTTCTTCAACGCCTTGATGACTTACGCGATGGATTGCGCATGTCAATTTGGATAATTGGACATGATGAAAAGTTAAAAATAGATGAGCCAAATGTTGAAACATATCAACAATTTTCAATTGATGTGTGCAAAGAATCATTATCAGTTTTGAAGCCGTGGGCTGATGCAATCTTTTTTGCTGAAGAAGAGGTGGGGACTAGAGAAAAAACAGAAGGTTTTACTAAAAAAGTCATGACTTATCGTGGTGATAGGCTTTTACATACAGGGCGTTCACCACGGTATTTAGCTGGAAACCGTTGGAATCTTCCTGAAACTATGCCATTTGAATGGGATACGTTCGCAGAAGAGTATAAACAAGTAATTAAACAACCAAGTAAGGAATAAAATTATGTCAGATTTCGGAATTAGCTTAGAAGGCGTGAAGGATAAAGGCGAGTACGAAGTATTGCCAGCAGGTGAATACGCTTGTGAGATTTGCTCAAGCGAGCGTAAAGACACGAAGGCAGGTGATGCACAGTATTTACAAGTTGGCTTGAAAGTGAAACACGGAGAATATGAAAATCGTGTTGTATTTGATAACTTTAACCTTTGGACAGCACAAGGCAGTAAATGGGTGCAACGCACAGACCAAGCGGGTACTATTGCAGCTGAGAGCCTCAAAGACCTATTATCAGCACTTGGCATGGGCATCCCTGATAACCATACAAAACTAATTGGTAAAAAGGTTGTTGCAAAACTAGGCATCCGTAAGGGCACTGGTGATTATAGCGACCAGAACACAGTTAAAAAATACTCACCAGCTGCGTCATTTAAGGCAGCAACAAAAGAGCCTGAGCGAGTGAAGCCTACACCACGTCCTGCCGCTGATTTGGATGACGAAATCCCTTTTTAGTCAGCTGTGTTACCACCTTAGGGAGGGTGTAAAATCCCTCCCGCTTTTTTAAAGGATAATAAATGTTAGAATTATCATTCGACCACACCCTTGACGCAATGAAGCGCAAGGCTGAAGAACTGCGCGCACAAGAACCGTCACGCCCGTATTTAGGCGCAAGCGAGATAGGTGGTGACTGTGACCGCGCACTTTATTACAGCTATAACAATGCACCGAGCAACATTATGGGATGGCAGGGATGTTTTGCCACAGAAGACGGACATAGAACCGAAGACTTAACGGCTGAACGCCTTGCGCTTGTTGATGGTATTGTCATCGAGGTAAAAGACAAAGACGGCAAGCAATTCGGTTTTTCAGACTTTGATGGTAGGTTTAAGGGGCATATTGACGGCTTTATTACTGGATTGATTCAAGCTCCAAAGACAACCCATATTTGGGAAAATAAAGCGTGTGGACAAAAGAAGTTTGATGAGTTTAAACGAGTAAAAGCAAAGCATGGTGAAAAGAACACGCTCAAAGCGTGGAATTATACCTATTATGTGCAAGCAGTGTTGTACATGGATTACTTTGACTTAACCCGCCATTACACCACTGTGGCACTTGCTGGAGGGCGTGACTATAACTCATGTAGGACGGAAGCTAATCCAGAGTTGGCTAAGGCTATGCGTGGACGTGCGAAGCGCATCATCGAAGCAAGGAATCCACCACCCAAGCTAGATGAAAACCCTGAGTATTTTGGTTGCAGATTTTGTAGATATAAGGAGCATTGCCATGGATAATATACCATATAAACGCAAAGAAGTCATAGGAGACCAGACGCTCTACCTTGGTGATTGCATGGAAATTATGCCGCACCTAGGTAAGTTTAATGCAGTGGTGACTGACCCTCCGTATGGGATAAACCAAGCAGGTGGATTTTCTGGGGCAGGTGGATTTTCTAAGCCAATTAAACGAAAAGAGTATCAAGGTAGCTGGGATAAATTCAAACCTCAACAGATGGCTTTTGATTGCATTTTATCCAGAAAAACAAATTATATGGGGAGGTAATTACTTCACGGATAACCTTCCTCAACAAAACAAATGGCTGTGGTGGGATAAGTGTATGACCATGCCAACTTATAGTGATGGAGAATTAGCATGGACTAACTTAGACGGTAATTCGGTAAAGAAGATAATTTATAATAACAATGGACTACAGGCTAAAGAAAAAGATAGAGTCCACCCAACTCAAAAACCCCTCGGCGTAATGAAGTGGTGCTTAACTTTCATCCCTGATGCAGTAACAATTCTAGACCCATTCATGGGAAGCGGCACGACTCTTGTCGCCTGCGCTGATATGGGGCGCAAAGGCACAGGGATTGAGCTAAACGAAGATTATTTTAACATAGCTTGTAAGCGCGTTGAAGATTTTTACAGACAAGGTAAATTACTATGATTGATTTACGCTGGTATCAAGATGAAGCTGTTAGTGTAACCTTTGATTTTTTGAGGACTAATAAAGAAGATGAAGGCGTTATTGTTGCGCCTACAGGGGCAGGTAAAAGCATCATCATATCAGCAATCAATACGCAACTATTGACAAAGTGGGAGCATTTACGGGTCATCGTATGCTCTCACGTTGCGGAGCTTGTAGAACAAGATTACAATGCTCAAATGCGTTACTGGAAGCGGTCACCTGCTGGTATCTATAGTGCGGGGCTTGGTAAACGTGATACGCGCAGTCCTATCGTCTTTTCCACCATTCAAAGTGTGGTTAAGAAAGCGCATGTATTAGGGCATCGTGACTTGATGATTATTGATGAAGCTCACCTGCTATCACATAAAGATGATGGTGTGTATAAGCGTTTCATTGCTGCTATGCGAGAAATCAATCCTAAGATGCGCGTGCTTGGCTTGACTGCCACGCCATACCGTTTAGACGTTGGGATGATAACTGAGGGTGAAGGCAGGATATTCAGTAAAATCATTTATGAGATACCAGTAAAGACGCTTGTAGATGAAGGAAGCCTTACCCCTCTCACTAGCTTCTGCACAAAGGCATTGCAGCTCGAAACGGAAGGGGTACGCATTACGGGGGGAGAGTTTAATGCTGATGATATGGCGGAAAAATATGAAGAGCTTATCGAGCCTATTTGTGATGATATTGCTATAAAAGCTGCACACAGAAAAAGCATTTTAGTATTTGTGCCGCGTGTGGACATTGCAAGTAAGTTTGTTGATGCGCTCAATGATAGGGGTATGTATGCAGAATCATTAGATGGTAGCGCAAAAAAACCAGAGCGTAAAAGCATTATTAAACGCTTTAAGGATGGTGATATACGTGTACTTGTGTCTGTTAATATCCTAACAACAGGATTTGACGCACCGAACGTGGATTGTGTGGTGCTGGCTAGGGCAACGGTGAGCGCAGGGCTGTATTACCAGATTATAGGGCGTGGTATGCGCTTGGATGAAAACAAGCCTGATTGCTTAGTTCTTGATTATGGAGGTAATATCCGCCGTCATGGTGCTGTAACCAATATCAAGCCACCACGCAATAAAACGGCTTGTGATATAAAAAAAGAGGAAAAAGAGGAAGAGGATGAAGCACGTACAAAGACCTGTGAAGACTGCGGATTCGTTCATACGCCAGTCTATCCTGATGATTGCCTGCACTGTGGCAAGCCATTGCCGAAAGCATCTAGTGACCCTAAGGCTGATAACTACAAGAGTAAAGCTGATAACATTGACCCCATGCACGGTGAGGTTAAAGTTTCACCACCTGCGCAATGGATGACCGTAAACTCATGGGATGCAAAAGTGCATCAAAAGCATGGCAAAACACCCTCTTTGCAAGTGACGTATCACACTGATTTTTTAAGTGTAAACGAATGGGTATATTTTGAACATATTGGATTCGCAGGGCAGAAATCACGTGCATGGTATAGAAAAATGCGTGACAATGCGCTACAAGATAGCGAGGCAAGCTTCGGCGGGCAATTAACTTGCAAAGACGTTTTGGAATATGATTTTAGGCACTTGCGTTGTCCTGATAAAATCAAAGTCAAAGAGGATGGTAAATGGCATCGTGTTCTTGATTATCGTTTCAATCAGGTGATAGCTCAACAAGAAGAATATGACCAACTAGATGACATCGTGTTTTAATCTAATGACTTTCTGGCTTCTTTTTCGCAACTATAACACCTAACCCTAGCTTGATGAAGTGCGGGCTTAATACCCTGCATTTCATCATTGAATACACAGCAATTCATATTCCATTCAAGCACTTTTTCAGGTGCGCATATATCACAAGACGGAATAAGAACTACTTTTGACATATATCACCCTTTATAAATGGTTATATCAACACCATGCACAGCCTTTACCAGCTTCTTTTTAAGATTAAAAACTGGTGTAGTCATTCCCTTGGCATCTTCGTGTATCACTTTGCCATTGCAGGTATATCTAAAATCACAGATATATTTGCATATTTTCACGTCATTGATGACAATGTGCATGGGTATTTGTAACTCAAGATTAGATATTTCATTGCTTCGCTCAAGTATTTTTAACTGCGAGTATCTCTTTGCCTCAAGCTTAGAATCGAACGTAATACCGTCAATTACTGTTTTTATAGCATTGTATTTATGCTTTCTCATATGACGCTTTCTAAACGCTGAACTGTATATGTCTGAGGATTCCATTGTTTGTCATAGTTTTTAAGCACTGATTGCCCAATTCCCGCTTTTGCACAGATTGCATATTTTGAGTTTTTCTTGATAAATGCATCTATTTTTTTCAATGCTTTTTTAGTATGCGAGGTTTTCGATACCTCCTCAAGCTTTATCATTGTTTTAACCGTTGCACCCCATTCGTCACTGCGGATTTTCAGTAAGTTGTTTGCTGGTATGCCTGTAAGTTGGCTTAGTCTGTAAAAAGACATCCCGCCATCAATCAATTTAATAATTTCTTGTTTTGCTTTTTCTATATTTGTCATGTTCTTACCTCTTTAAGATTATTATGCATATATTACACCGTCTATCAATA